CTTCACAAATTTGCTTAACAATATCACCATTTGACATTGATACCATACCTGGAACATTTTCCATTGTAATCCATTTTGGATTAAGTTTAGATATTATCTCAACAGCTTCTTTATATAAAACATTCCTTGGGTCATCAATCATCCTTCTGCCAGCCATTGAAAAGCCTTGACAAGGAGGCGATGCATGGAGTATATCAAGTTCGTTTCCATTTAATTTGTTTTTAACAACTTCGTACAGCCTTTCTTTTGTTTCATCAAGTGTTATGTCACCATCTATAACTTCACAGTCAATATTTCTTCTATGAGTTTCACAAGCAGATTCAAAAAAATCAACTGCTGCAACTGGTTTAAAACCAGCCATTTCGTATCCTTTTGACACACCACCAGCACCGCAAAACAAATCAACAAAAGTAATTTCGTTTTTTTCCTTTAAATTCCAAATATCATTTATATTAACCATATTTAATATTTTTTTGCAAATATATAAAAAAAAATGTAAAGAAACAAATTCTTTACACTTTTTCTTATATTTTTTTTTGTTTAACAATTTATCCCCAAGTTTGTGCCATTGCCCTTGCAATTCCTTGAAATGTTTTCGACCTTAATCTGCGTCTAGCCTCATCATAATATTTTTTCTTAGCCAATTTTCCTTCTTTTGCTGATATGTCTATACCATTATCTATTACCCATTGGCTAGTTTCCTCTGCTGCTTGCTGTAAAGCCTTATACATCCATTCGGAATACTTATATTTCCCATTATTTAAGCTCACATCCAATCCGCTTGGTTCTACATCCACTTGAGGAACTAATGGAGGTAGGTTTTTAAGCCAAAGACAAGTAAGTTTCTTTGCCATATCTCCAAATTGCCAAGGTTGTATCATTTGGTCTGGTTTTCTGAACCTTCTATTCATCACACCAACTGGATTCTCAATTGCAACCTTATCAACGTCAGCATTTGCAACTTTCATAAAGAACGCAGCACCATCTTCAAGATTTTTCATTCTTTCTGCATTTACTGAACCATCTTTGTTATATAGCCAACGAGCACCTGAGACAGCAAGATATGTGCAAGGTGGATGCGCTATAAGTAGATTCCACTTGTCTACAACTACTTTATTTCCTCCTTGCGTTATTCCACCGTGATTATCAAGGATTTTAAACATATCGCCCTTAAAATGCCATTCTGGATGTCCTCCACTACAATCTTGTAAATCACAGCTATAAGCATTATGTCCAAGTTTTCTAAACTCAAGGCAAACAGCTTGACTCTCTTCACAAGCAATTAAGACATTCATTGGTTTAGTCACTGATTCCTTAAGTATCATTAAATATTTTTCCTCGTTGATATGTATTTTTTTCATTTATCAATCATCTTAATTCCTATATAAATATCTAGGTAAATGCAAATATACTGTTCTAATTTTTTTTTTTGCAAAGATACTAAAAAAAATTGGGCTGACAAAATTATCAACCCAATTTTAACCTATTTTAACAATTTATTTCCAAAACTTACTAGTTATATCTTCAAAGTCAATCTTTTTTACCCCATCGTCCAATTTTGTGTGGGTAAGTTTGTATAAACGTTGATTTGTTGTCTCTTTATTCAGTCCACCTAAATCCTCATCGTAATGCCCTAACTTAATGTAATCGAAATAGTTAAAATTAATGTTCTTGTAATATGAATCTCTTCCGCTATACCACCCTACTTTAAGGTGTTTAATTTTATGCACATATTCTGCTAAAACATTTATTACTTCAGGCTCTGCGTCACCCCCCATAAAACACACGGTGGTTATACCATCGTTCTTGTCTATTAACAAATCTAACTCTTCTGACGTTAGTAAAATTCCTTTATCTTCCCATAAAAATTCTGAATGGCATCCCTTACAATGACAAGGGCAATTCGTGATATTGATTGCCAATGTTATTTCATCTGGTATTTCCTCAAATACCACCATTGCGTTATAATACTTTACCATAAATTTACCTTTTTGTTATGTAATCCCAATTTGAATCTTTTACATATAATCCACATTCGCATACATCTTTTAATTTATAGTCTGTACATGGGCAATGCAAATCCTTACCCTCATAATCTTCTGAATCATGTGTGCACGGACATAAGCCATCACATTTCTCGCATCTTCTCAAGATTGCGTTTACAGCCCTATCATTAGGATTAAGTTTCCACCCTTCTTTACGTAATATTTCTATCATAATACAACTTTTAGAAAAAATTGGGTACTACTAAAGTACCCAATTATGTTATTGTCTGTAACTTCTCATATGCTCTTCTACTTGTCTAGCCTCATTGAATGAGCTAACACGCTTCAAATAGCCTATAATTCTTGTTAAATAATCTACATTGTGACTTCCACACTTAGGACATACATCTAGAGTGTCCTTGCTAATGTACCCACAATCATTACATACTGTGTTTTTACAGTTGAATGTGAAATAACTACATCCATATTCTGAAGCAACTCTTAGTAACTGCCTATATTGGTCAAATGAAAGGTGTTCATTGATATTCAAGTGTGCTGCTTGTCCACCATCAAGATACTTAACAAAATTTTCACCATGTAGCTTCATCTTATCAAGAAGAGATAACTCTGTATCCTCTGGATTGAAGAAATAGCTGCTATACATTACATGCTTTGGTGACACATAGTATCCGTCTTTCTTATCCCAATTATAGTTCTTGTTTGAAAGGTTCTCACCAGGAACGAACTCAGTATTGTACATACAATCTCTTGTCTTATCCTTTCTATTTGAAATGTTGATAGTTTCAAGAATGTTGTTTACAAATTCCTCGTAGTCCTTGTTAAGATTTGGCTCAATTGATAAGAATTCTGCTGCATCTGTCAAGCCGTTAACACCGATGGTAAGATACTGCTTCTTCATGTTGATGAATCCAGCTCTATAAACGTCCAACATATTTGCGTTAAGGAAATCCTTTACAATCTCATTGAATGCTCTCTGATACTTGTGTACCCTCTCTGTCATTTCAGTAATACCGCTAGAGATATAGGTATAGAGCAAATCCTTATCTTTAACTTTATTGATGTCTACTTGAACGCCATTCTCAAGCTGAGTACCCTCTGCTTCCTCAAAATACTTCCTCGTAGCATTCTGAATAACACGATTAAGGTTAATTGTCATTACGGACTTTGAACCTGTTGCTACGGATGCAGTACCCATAGAGAATTGGTGTGTGGTGTGATTGTGTTCATCATCTTCCTCACCATCCTTTAGAGAGTTTCTAAGTCTACAGCAAGAACTTAATGAGTCAGGTGAATCACTCAAGTAACAGAAGAATGAGTGTCCTTCAGACCACATTTCTGCGGTGAAATCGGCATATTCCTTATCTACGATGTCATGACCATCTGTAAGCATTGCCATTGTTTCAACTGGGAAAGTCAATACATACTTTGTTCTTTCCTCGTTGAACCACTTCATAAACTTCTTCTGAAGCCAAGAAAGTGTTTCCCACTTTGGTGCTGTTCCGTCTGGGAATCTGAATTCTCCAAACACACCATCAAAATAGTTCTTGTCAAAATATCCAACATTCCAGAATACTGTTTGGTAGCCTCTGTTACCAGCTGGCATATTCATTGAGTGTACTACTTGTTGGAAACAGTTCTCAATAACTTGTTCTAGTGTTCTTCCTTTCCTATTGATTTCGACTTGTTTATCAAGTATATCGAGGTAGTCTTCTCCGTAGTCTTTTCTGATAAAATAGTCCATGTACATAAGGAACTCTGGTGTAGCCACAGCCCCCATGAATTGTGATGATACAGAATAAACTAAGTTAATAAACTCCCCACAGTATGATTTGAGGTCTGTAGGGGCTTTAGATTGACCACCTAGATTCTTTAAACCGTCTATTAGGAATGGATACATTGTAATTGCCACACAATATGGGTATCCTGGTGTTCCACTTTCGTCATGCTTGTACAATACATGAGTCTCAAGGTCTTTTATATACTGGTCAGCAAGTTTCTTAGAATACAATGCTTTAATCTTATTTTGCATGATGTATCTATTTTGCTGGATGTTTTTGCCTTTATGCAACTCTTGACCTAGAGTCACAACATTTTTGTTTTCAACATTTGCATTGGAATCGTACTTCGAGCCAGTAGAGGCATTTGAAGCATTGATGTAATCCCTTATAAAGTCGCTATCTGTCTTTAGTGTCTTATCCTTTCCCTCTTTTTCTTCATATTTTTTAATATATGCCCTTGCAACTTTCTTGTTGACTGACATTAAAGCCTCTTCGACTTGCCTTCTAATCTCTGATGATGAAATTCTATCATAAATTAAAAGGTTCTTAATTAATGATTCGATTAGGCCATCAGGGCAGACTTCATTTACTGCTGTGTACGCTTCGCAAATGCCGTGTTTTACCTTTGAAGGATTGTATTCCTCAAAGTAACCTTCGCTTTTTCTTACTTCCATTAAAGCAAAACTTTTTTTAATTTTATTATTTTAATACTCAGTCGGTTAACCTTTATTTTTTTAATCTAGATGTAAGAATAAATATATGAAAATCAGGCAAAAATTCGCTAAAAAACAAAAAATTTGGCTACCAAAAACATAAACCTCTGATAACCAAATATGTCTAGATGAAAAATATTTTTAAGTAAAATTTTTACCCCTTTTTACACCATTAAAAATCTCTTTCTGAATATTTAGTCGTGCTTTTTATTAAGACTCTTTGCTATTTCTTTCTGTGTTTCAAACAATGCGTCTTTCTTCTTCTGCTGAAGCTCAAACAAGCTATCCAACTCATCCACATTATCAGTACTAATGCGGCATGTGCCGTTGTTAAACTCTACATTATTGAAGACCTTACCACTCTTACCTGCTCTGTTCTTCAAAATTGCAATTGTTGCCTTATTATTTGCAATATCGTCAACTGTTCTTGCAATAGACATGATTACGTGAGCAATCTGAGCTTTCTTGACTGAGCCACCAATCTTATCCATCGTAACCAACTCCAAGTTGATTGAGTCCTTTGTTCCTTGAGACGGTATCCAAATTGCCATATCAAGTTCACCAGCCATCGCTTCGAACCTACGCATAGTCTTACCCTCTTGTGAGAACTCATTTGACGATGATTTGTCTAGCTCATGCTCAAGACATTCAAAATAGTCAATAATCGTTAAATCTGGCTTAAAGCCACTATTTATAAGCTTTTTAATGAACCTTTCAAGCTGCCTTGCTGTCTTCTCACCACTTGGGAATTTAACAATCCTCAAGTTCTTTTCCAATTCTTCTTTCTGAGGAAAAGCATCAATTGTCTGCCTAACCAAGTCAATTACATCTGGTTTTGAAAGGTCTTTTGCTTCAATACCTGTAATGCGACCAAGGTGTTTTCTCTGAATCTGCTTAATTCTATCCTCAAATACAATCTGTAATACCTTATATCCATTACAAGCTGCATGGGATGCCATTGCAGTCGTTAAACTAGTCTTACCAAAAGATGTAGGACCAATAATAACACCTAACTCACCTTTACCAAGTCCACCCTCAAGTGCCTCATCAATCTTTCCAATACCTGTTGGAATTGGAACTCTATAATCATCAGAAAGTGTTTCATTTATATGGTCGAACAAACCCTCTCCAAAGTCATTGTGTGTTCCTTTTGTCATTGCATCATTTAAAAGGTCAACACAAGCCTCATATTGATTTGTATCGCCATTTCCAGCTATCTTTAGGATTTCATTCGCTGTCCTAATGATATTCTGCTGTTTAAAAAACTTCTCTGCCAATTCCCTTGTTCTCTCCACACCATCACTTGCTGAGTTACGAACCTTTTCAAGAATTGCGAGATATGTTTCAATCTCTTTATCTGAGTGTGAAATATCTCGCAATTCAACTTCTAGCATATCATAAGAGGGAACATGACCTTCCCTCTCATAATAATTTTTCATAACACCGACAAGTGTTTTGAGATTTGGGTCAGTAAACATATTTTGGTCTATGATACTGCTCAAGTCCTCGAAAAAAGTGTGGTTTTCCATAAACTCATGTATAAGGCGGTATTGGAATGTTTCACCTAAATATCCTAAATCACTTCTTTTCTGAGCCATTGAAACCCACTTTTAATTCAATTATTAATATAAGTCTTTAAAATACTTATTTGTTTTCTTCTGTACGGCACGTTCCCAGTCTCTCTCAATCTTCTTGTTAGCTAGGTAGAGACTGTAAGAATACTTCTTTGGCTTCACTTTCTTGCCATTTGCTTTTTCAAACTTCTTGTCATTGCCGTACTCATCAATGACAGTGTACTTGCTGAGATACTTGTTGTTGTCACGTGGGTCGAAATAACCCTTTTGGCTGTTGTCCTTAATCTCATCCTTTGTTGGTGAGCAAGCTTCACATATTTTCTTTGTGATTTGTAACAGTACATCTGGCTTATCAATAATCATGCCCCTCAACACCTCATGCTCAAATGAAAGTCTGTCAGCATTTTCCTTGAAGAATGATTCCTTATCGTATACATAAGTCCTACCATCCTTGTTTGTGACCTTTACATTCTTATTACTGAGGTCAACCTTTTCACGGACATACTTCGGATAAGCATATCCATCCCAAATTTTCGTGATTACATCACGCTTGTTATCAGAGATTACAAGCTTAAAAGTACAAGCCCAAGGCTCAATCAGTGGATTAATGAACTCTTCGTTGTCCTCTGGGAATTGTGGATTAAAGTAATGCCACGTATAAACCCTACTCTTTGACTTCAAATCGTCATCAATAATGCCGACAATCTCATCTACTTTCTCCTTGAATTCCAAGGTATTCATACTGTTTTCAATGAAATTGTAGATTCTGAAATTTCTCTTACAAATGATATTATCATTTACAAACACTGTAAACTCAAATCTCTCTTCTTTGTAATCTTTGATTTCCTTATTAATTTCCATAAAATAAATTGTTAAAAGTTAAACATATATAAATTTAAATGCCATAATAATCTAATATTTCATTTAAATAAATTTCTCTATCCATTGGAAAAATTGTATATTTATCATTTTTTACATAATAAAGTTCTGGATGTTTTAAACAATCATATAATTGAACAAAAGAATTATGATAATTTTTATCCATCACTCTATTTGGAACATAAATATGAAAATAATATTCCAATATCTTAAACTTATTCCATAATTTATCTTTTTTAAGCTTTCTTGCAAATTTTCTAAAAGCTTTTGTGTTATATTTCTCGTTCACAATGCAAAGATATGAAAAAAAATGTTAAAATGCAAATAAAATAAAAAAAATAATTTAAACTTTTTTAAATACTATAAACCTCACAAAATTCCTCAATAGTCAAAAACTCATTAGAATAAGGCTCTGTTCCATATTTTTTCTTGTAGAAATCATCCAATGGCTTATAGGAGTATTCATCTTCATCTAATACAAGTCTTACAGTCTCTGGATTATTCAAAGCTATCTCTAATAAGTATGAATCAAACTTGGCTATACTAGGGAAATAATATATTAGGGTCTTTAATCTTACATACTTCCTAATATCCTCTTTCCTAAACTTCATCAATAACTGATAGGTATCATAAATCTTCGGCTCACCGTCAATTAACAGTAACTTATCAACTTTAGCCCTTTCTACTATGCTTCTTAAATTCTCCATATTCCCTAAAACGTTTATTTTCCATCATAATAATTCTTCCAAAAGGAGAAAACAAACTACTAAATTTATCTTCATTTGTTAATTCTGTCAAGTCAAACTCATTTACGAGCTTATATACATTCTTTATGTCTCTATCGCTAGTATCCATTATGCCATATAATTCATCTGTAAGTGACTCTATAGCTTCATCTGTTAGTAATGGTTCTGATAAATCTATTATTTTTTGATTAATCTCATAAAGTCTATCGCCTTGGCATCCATCTGTAACCCCATTAACTATGTTTTCAAGCGATTTGAGAGGTTTTTTCTTGTTTGCCTTCCTCTCTTCAAGCAACTCCTTTGAACGCTCTATAATAGCCTTTAAATTAGTTTTCTCGTTTTTAATCTGAGGAAACAGCTTCAGCAATGTTGTTTCGCCCATTCCTTTTACACCCTTGATGTTATCCGATGAATCTCCACATAGTATCTTTTCAAGCACAACATTCTCATGCGTTATGCCAATCTTATCAACAGAATTATCTTTTGTAATAAAATCTTTTAGTCTAGGATTATACACGATAACAGTATCTGAAATAAGTTGGGTTAAATCTTTATCAGATGATACTATGACAACTTTCTCATTCGGTTTCTTATTCTTTACATAATATGCTATAATATCATCACCCTCAACATTTTCAAATTCATACTGCCTTATGCAAAGTTCCTCAAGAATTGCATTAATTATACCCTTTTCCCTCTCAAAAATCTCATCGTCATTTTCTTCATCCTTATTCTTTATTTTTCTAGAATGTGATAGCACTTTTTGTTGGAACGCAATCAATTTTTTATCATAATCACTCATATTAGGGTCATGCAATTCATAATTTTTACCTCTGTTTGCCTTATAGTCTTCATAGAATTTCCACCTTAAAACGCCAGAACCAATACCATCAAAGCATACTATACAATAGTTGAAATCCTTCTTATTCAATATTGACCCTAACATTCTCAAAAAAGACACAACAGCACCATATTCCTCCCCTTTGCTGTTCATTGTCTTATCAACTAAAGATATTTTTAATAGGTTATTCCCATCTACAATCACCGAATAAAATGATTCATCCTTCTTGTTGTGCTTTGTTACTTGTTTCATATTCTATTACCCTAACTAATAGGTTCTTTTCATTCATTATATCTATCATATGTTTAGTTCCGTGAGATTTTCCATCCCAAAAAGCGATTAACGCATCAGCGACTTCAGCCATCTGCTCGTTACGTCTAAAGCCAGCAGATTTGCCGAACTTATTCCAGTTCGCTGGGTATACTTCCAAGTCAAAGCCCTCTTCTGAAGAGTACTTTTCACCTAATAAATCTGCACCTCGCGCATGACCGCTTACTATAATAATATTATAATCTTTTCTCTTTTCACGAAGATATTCATTACATTTCTCCCTTAGAAGCTTATAATTTGAAAAACCTCGTGACCCAGCGATAATAACTTTAAAATTTTCCATATACTAATTGCTTTATGCAAATATATATAAAATATTGTTAAAAAACAAAAAAAGAAGAGAATTAATTTCCCTTCTTTTCCTTTCTCATTTCACTTATTGGTCTTAACAAGTCTTGGTATCCATCAATAGGCTCACCAACATATTCTTTACAATAACTGACTCTTTGGAGTCTATTTCGGTATCTGTGATTATCGTGCTCAATAGCTTTTTTATCTCGTCCTTTTCCGTCAAACATTGTGGCTCGGACATTTGGATTCCTACCAAGTGCTTCACCGAATTTCCTATGTGCTGTCTTAATGTACAATCTGTACTCATGGTCTTCATCAGACAAGGACTTCACAATACCACCGCAAAAGTTAAATATTTGCGTACTAAGCCCTAAACCTTGATAATCTGGTAATATAACTATCCTTGATATTGAGCACCCATATGGTATTCCTTTTCTTGGTGTATTAAGTATTCCAACAAATCCAACTGGAACTCCATTCCATTCAAACAACAAGCATTTGCAAGACTTATTCATTTCAGCTGTCAAGTAATGGTGATGTTTGAACAAATACCAAACGCTTGGTTCTACCCTTCTAACTGTAAGTTTTATTTTAGGTCTCTTTCCTTTTTTATGGTTTATATTTACAGTTTTCACTAATATTATTCATTTTTCTCTCATTATTTTTTAGTGTGACATTCTTCACACTGCGGATATATCCAATGGTTTTCTACAATTGGTTTATCTATATATTTGCCGCAAACTTCACAAGTATTATATGATTTTTCTTCAGCATCATCAATCATTTTTCTGACAGTATTATCGTAAGAAGACAAATATATTCTAAGTTGTCCAAATTTTTCTTTCACTTGATGAACTTCGATATTATGCTCGGCTGCATAATCCAAAATAGGCTTATATAACTTTTCCCACCCTTTGCCACATTCTATGCCAAACAGCTCATAAGGCCACTTTGGCTCTACCTTTGGTCTGTTTTTACGTTCTTCTAGAAATTTTGCTCTAATCTCTTCAAATTTTTTCTTGTCCATAATACAAATCTATTAAGTTATCTGCATACATCCACCCTTTAATCTTATCCATAGGTATTTTTCTTTCACTAAATCTACCATATGAAAAAATGCCATTTTCTAACCTTGTTTTCTTGTCATAGAAGCTTTCTTTTTCAAAATCTCTATCATCAAAAAATACTTGCCAATAATCAGTAGACACATATAAGGATGTACTACCGCTTAATCTGCCTTCTGAAAGAATTAACACTTTTTTATACTGTTCTTCTTTCATTGGCAATTCACCTATTTTATTCCATTTTAATTCCATATGGCAAATATATAGATATTTTTTGAAAAAACAAAATCATTTTTTGAATTTCTTAACAATTGTATCAATGACTTCACTCAATACTTTTGGCTGTATCATTGGAATGTCTGCACCTTTTCTCCATTTGTTATGGTGCTCTAATAGCCTAAGTGCCTCTTGTGCATCCATAATTTATTCAACATTATAAAACCAAGGTAAATCCCTTGTTATTTCATTTCTAAACTTTGTTCTTGGCTCAATTGCCAATTTGTCACTATCTTCTATCTGTTTTTGAAAATTATTCTTATTTTTCATATTTCTATCGCTTCACTTAATATCTGTTCCCAAAGTACACCTTGATTCGAATTATAGTCAATATCATCACTGTACACCATCTTCTCCAATTCTACATTCCCATTCTCGTCCTTATGATTCAAATTAAATATGTAATCTGGTTGCAGCCATTCAATAATGTCAAAATGACACGATGCAATCACTATCTTCAAATCCTTCTGTCTTATGTACCTTTGGAGCGCATAACTCATTGATTTTGCTACGTCTCTGTTAACAACACTAGTAAATTCGTCCACATATATTATTTGCCCCTTTCCTGCGTCATAGATGGCTTTGCATAGGTCTAGCCTTGCTCTTTCCCCATTAGATAATTCTTGAGGTTTACGAAGCCACGTAGGAACTGAGGAAAGTCCTACACCTCCCAATAGGTCACATACTTCTTCTTCAGTGTAACCATCGAATTGGCTAATCACTGCTTTATTATAGTCATATTCGATTGGTTTAACATTGCCTATCTCCCTTAAAATTGTCGATTTTCCGCTACCACTCTTACCGCATATTAACATTATGTTCCAATGGTTAGAATTCATTTCTTCCATATCCTCCTTTGATGGTATAGGAACTTCTGTTATTGTCAAATCTTTATTTTGTATGTCATAATTATCATACAAGAATTGGGTATAATTATCATTGGCTATTTTACTTTCCAATATAATTTTATTGCCATCATATTTTTTCCTTTTCTCACAGATATTTTGTTCTTCACCGCATACAATTGTTCCATGCATATGTGCTAGTACCATATATGTTTCCTTCTTCAATAATATATTGATTGGTTTTTCAATATAGGAATCGCTGTATCTAAATGACACATCATTGATAAATTCCTTTGTTTTAACCTTTCCTTGCTCTCTAATCTTTTTATCTTGTAAGGATAACTTATCTAATGTCCATCCCCTTTCTTCTAGAAAATCCATTATCTTTTGCCTTGATACTAATGCCCAGTCTATTTCTTTTATATTATCCTTTGTAATTAAATCAGTGTTATACCTATCACATTCCTTGTTATACGGTATATCAGCCTTTTTAATCCATCCAAAAAGATAATACTTGGTTATCTTTGTATTGTCTATAAACCATCCACATCTTTTATCACCATTTTTACCGATAAAAGATAACTCCAAAGAAAACGTATTAAGCTCTGTATTTGCATATCTTGATGCTACCTTCTCATCTATCACCTCCCTATACAAAACACCGTCAGAAGTGCTTAAAATAAGGTCAGAACCCTTTATTTGTTCTTCTTTATCATCCGTTCTGACAAATTCTGCAAACAAATCTTTGTTTGAATAAAGCTTTTCGTCTAAAAACTTTGCGATTTCCCTTTCTACAATTGAATCGTTTTTTCTGTTGTTAATAGCCATATTTGAATTGTTAATTTTTGCAAAGATATAAAAAAAAGTTAAAAAAACAAAAAAAAGTGAGAAGAATTTTATCCTCCCACTTGATTTTCTATTATTCTGTCGTATCCTCTTCAGTAAACTTGATGTCAGATTCATCAGCATTTAGCTGTCCTCCACTGACTTCCTCCAACTTAGTTAGAATATCTTTCATATATGTTTTCTTATATTCATCTAACCTATTTGGATTTATAAGTCCATTATGTACGCATGACATTTCGCCCTCATATGTAACATTCCAAGGTGTAGGCAACTGATTCTTTGTAGTTCTTACCTTAGTAGTAATACCATACTGATATTTGCTACCCTTTGCAGTTGCATCAAGCTTTTTTGTAGCTGCTTTACCAATACCTCCAAGGTGAATGATTAATCTTGCTCCGTAGAACATTGTTTTACCGCCCTTCAACTCGATTGATGGAACGCCACCCATTGAGTTCATTGAGTCATTCCAAATCTTGTTTACGCAGAAGAATGTGTTTGTGTAAGGTTCACTAATCTTCTTTGAAGATGGAATTCTATCATTGATGATGCTATTGAATGCTTGAGCGATAGCACCTGCATCAAACATGTTGTTACCAGTCTTACTTGTGTATGACTTATAAGAGCCAATTGAGCCGATTGAATCCCAAATGAAACATATTGGCTGTTGAATGTCACCCCTATCTTGTGCATCAAGAATCTCATTCATTGAATAGGCAATATCCTCAAGAACTGCAACCTTACGTTTCTCCTTAGTCTCCTTACCAGTTGAGTGGTCTCTGTTACCATAATTCTCTGCTAGAATCTTGCTATCATAATAAAGGAAAGGTCCATCGTAGTCGATAATTCTCTTCTCCTTATGATATGTAATCTCACCAGTTTCCTCATCCACGTCCTCAACATCAACATCACCATAAACTGGAGTTGCTTTCATTCCGCAGTCGATAGCATATTGGAAATCAAAGTTATTCTCTGTCTCATAGATGACAGGCAATATACCATTATTAATACAAGATGCAATAAGACAGTTCTTGATAGTTGATTTACCCGTATTTGACCATCCAGTTACGATTGTAAGATAACCCATTGGAATTCCTGGTAACTTGATTGCATCTGAGAATGCCTCTGGCAGTGGAATAAAATCTGTTGGTTTATCTGCAACAGACTTCACTAGGTCTGATTCAGACTTTCTTGTTAGGTTTAATTTTTCCTTAATACTAGCGATACTAGGTCTTGTAAATTCCTTTTTCTTAATAGGTTGCTTCATAACTATTTATAAATTTACGTAAATTATTCATTTTTTGTTTTTAACATTTATTTAAAATTTCCTTTAATTGTGCAAAATGTTTATCTCTTTCTATTATTTGTTTTGCATCTATGTCATAGATTTTATTTTTTCTTCCAAAATCGTCAAATGCCTTATTAATCGTTCTCATAAAGATACGCCTTATGTATTCGTACATAGATGATACTTTGAACTTCAACTTAACGAATGCTGATTCTGGATTAATATCCCCCAATTTTGCTAATTTTATATATATCAATCCTAATTCTATTTCTTTGTTTTTATCTTGTTTATTATAAATTATATCATCAATATAGCTAAGATATTTTTGCACTGAAACCAATTTATCATATAAAGGAAAATCTTTTAAATAATCAACAAAATTATCTCTTGTTATTTTTTCGTTCTGCCTTATAAATTCATAAAGCCTATTAGATTCGCTTATAATTTCATTTTTGCTAATATTGTAAAGCGAATAAGCCATTTTATAATCATCATCCGAACTATTACCAAAAGCCATTAATTTTATCCAATTGCCATATTTTGATGATATTTCTTTTTCATTGGCAATATAACTATTATTTGATATGCAAATGTTGTAGAACCTAAACGCATGATGAAGTTCATGAGCCATGCCCATAAAAAATTCGTTTTTACTTTCATTTGTTCTCAAATCATCATTTGTAATCCCAATTGTTATTTTCACATCATCTAATTTCAAATCTTTGGAAATTTTAGCATTGTCATAATCATTGATAAAATAACTTCCATGATAATTTAAACCTTTTTTACCAGCCAATACATTAACATTAACCGTTTTAATAAAGCACTCTGTTTTAATTTCATAATTCCTCAATCTATAAATTAGATATGAAATGTTAGAATCATAAGGCATTCCTTTTACTTTTATTAATTCACCATAAATTTCGTCAATTATCATATAATAATTGTCTATAATTCCTTGGCTTTCTCTTAAAAATTTTAATGATGGCGTTTCAGTTTTAAAAACGCCACTTTCTGTTAATAAGAAATCTTCAAATAAATCATATATTGTATGTTTATTATAAAAATCACCCATATCTATTTACTGATTTTATCTCTAACTTTATCTTTCCAACATTTCCTACAAATGGCTCTGTATCTATCGTTTCCACCAATTTCAACTTGACTACCTTCTGTAACAATTTCACCATTCTCGTCAAACCTTGCGTTTATTGATGTTTTTCTATCACCACATTCACAAGTTGATTTAATCTCTTCAATATCATCAGCAAGTTCAAAAAGGCGTTTTGAACCTGGAAATAGCTGTGATTTAAAATCGGTTCTCAAGCCAAAACACATAACACTTACATCTAGAAAATCAACCACATCTGATAATTGATTAACTTGGTCTTCAGTTAGGAATTGGCATTCATCAATGATAACCCATTTAAGTGTTTCAAACTGTGCAGCCAAAACATTCTTATAAGCCTTGATTGCCTTGTATAGATTCATGTCTTTATCAATCATTACACATTTGCGCTCAAGACCTGCTCTAGAACGTATAATTCCTTCACCATCCCTAGTATCTAGTGCTGACTTCAGAACCATTATCTGTACGTTCTTTTCTTCAAAATTATAGGCTGTGGACAATAGCTTCAGCGTCTTCGCTGAAGCCATTGGTCCCCAAAAAAATTTTAATTTACTCATCTGTTCATATTAATCGTAACATTGCTTAGTTCTAAAAAGGTAAATCCTCTTCCTCTTGAGTTTCCTCTACCTTAGTTTCTGCTGTCATGGTTGTTCCATCTACAATAATCTCACTACCATTTGCAATTGCTGAGTAATCTTTCGTTTCCTCTGTAAGTTCTTCTTCAATTCTCTTTTTCTCAGCCTCTTCCTTAATCTTATTCATTTCTTCCTTGTCAACATACTTGTTAAGTTCTTTGTTGAACACTGGAATACCACCTTGTGCAATAATTGCCATGTAGTCATAAGACTTAACGGTATATACATCATACCAGTTTTTATCGTCTTGAATCCATTTCATTCCAAGGTCGAAATCGTCAGTCAAAGGTGATGGGAATCCGTCATCTACAATCTGGATTGATGTCTTATTGTCTGCTGTCTTTGTAAGTGTAACAATAAGGTCAAGTCCATTGTTAAGGTCGAAAATACTGTAATTATTTCCCTTTCTTGCAGCAGCTTCAGCACGAATCTTCGCAAGGTTCATAATCTTATCGTAAACTCCGTCCTTCTTCTTTGAAGAATTAAAGAGCCAGAATTTAACACCGTCTTCCTCGTGGTCACGTTCAATACAGCGAACAATCCACATTTCCTTAACTTTATTAAGGAATTCGATGTCACCGTATCTTTTCTTTGTGCTCTCGTCTAATGCCTTTGACTTTAGTTCCTTTGCCTTTGCTGATGTTTCACAGAAAGGACAGCCATCACCCATTGCCTCACCATCTTTCTTGTTGTGTGTAGGGCATACAAAAGTCTTCCAGCCGTTAGGTGCGACTTCTTTATTTACCTTTACGGTGTGCATAAAAACTTTTTTGAAAGGACTACCACCTTCTGGGGAGAAGGGTAGCAAACGAATTGTTAAGGTTTTTGATGTTTCCTTGTCGCTCAATCTAGCTTGTAAATAGTTTTTCTCGTTAAATTGAGTCTTCTTAGGTGTAAAAGTTTTTTGTTCTTGTTCATACTGAGTTTTCACAGCTTCTGCGTCAATGTTAACGCTAAAATTTTTGTTGTTCATAAATTGAATGTTATTAAAAAATTATTTTACATGCACGTCAACACGTGCTTAAAGTATATTGCAAAGATATATAAAAAAAATGTAAAAAACAAAAAATTCCCCAATTATTTTCCTGCATAATTGGGGAAATATATAGTTTAGATTCCGTCTTCGAATCTACTCTGCCATTGTCTAAAATCATATTGTCTGAATATGTAGGCAAGACATTGTGCCAAAGTCTCATCACCAAGGCATCTTACAATGGCACTGTTAATTGTTTCCTCTCCAATTTCTTGAACAGCTAGATTATAAGCCTCTTGTGCTTCAGACGAATCAACAACCCATCCACCACTTTCAGCCTCTTTAATAATTCTATTTACAGATTCTTTCACGATGTTGTGAAGGTCTTTTTCTGTTAATCTCATTGTTTTCATTTTGGAAATTTTTTTTGTAAATAATTCAAATCCATATCATCTATATCATTTTCTTGACCTTCTTCGCTATTCCAAAACTTATTATGGTCAATATTACCAGTTGCGGCATCGAAGAACTTGTCTTGTTGCTCTTTCTTCTTATTCAACATATCATAGATGATGTCAGCACATCCTTTAATCTTTTCTAGATATGGATTGCTTGTTTGTTCCCCTTCACGACTGTCATACTTAGCCTTGAACATCGCTTCATCAAGAGCGCTGTAGAAATCTTCAAAAGTTGAACGAACTTCCCAGAAAAGGCCATTTGCCCTATCATAAGCATGGTCAACAGTACCATAGCTTATTTCGTTGATGAGTCTATCTTTAAGTTTATTATATGACTCTTCAGATAACTTAATTGTTTTCATTAAATATTGAACATTTTTTCTAGTGTCTGAATGTCATCGTCATCAATCTTGAAGAATGTGTTTGCAATATCATCAGACGGATTATCTACATCGTCATTGGTGATGACGTACTCCTTTGTTGTAGGCTCGTCATTATCTGCATAAGCCTCATATCCACCTTCTTTTGCTTTCTCTGCCCAATACTCATTTGGCTTCACATTAAATGGATATGAATCTAATGAACGAAGATTCAATTTCTCAGTCTGGGTTGGATTTCTCTTCTCGAACTCAGCTTTTAGAGATTCAATTTCACTATTATTGCTATCAACCTTCGTTAATAGGTTATTGATGGTATCAATAAGTGTTGTAATTCTGTTATCAACCTTTGATAAATCTCTACCGATGCGATTCTGCTTAACATTAAGTTTTTCTTCTGCTTGTGTTAGACCATCAATGTCAATTGTTTCGCCATCATCTGCTGGTTCCTCACCCATTGTGTCTTCCATTGGGTCGGCACCCATATCACCACCCATAGGGTCAGCCATAGGGTCTTGGGCATTTGGGTCTGCTCCACCAGCCATAGGGTCTTCACCCATAGCGTTAGGGTCAGCACCTCCTGCCATTTGGTCTTGTCCTCCCATTGCATTTGGGTCTCCACCGCCCATTGCATTTGGGTCTTGAGGCATTCCACCGTCAGCAGTCATACCTCCCATTGCATTTGGGTCTCCACCCATAGCGTTAGGGTCTTGCGTATCCTCACCAGCTTCCTCTATCTCTTCCTCTGGTAAGACAGTTGGTATATATGCCTCGCTGAGACGCATAAAATGTTTATGCGCCTCTAACAAATTATTTTCTTTAAGATACTTAATGTTAGTTGCCATTTGTATATTAATCGTTCAATAATTCTTTATTATCTTCTGTCAAAATAGTCTTTGAACTCTCTGTTCTCTCAATAAGACCTTTATCTCTCTTAACTCTCTTTACAGGTGCTGCTTGGTCTGCGCCACTTAGAACGTTCTGAGCCATTGCAATTTTCTCACTTGTTGTCATAACTTGCTCATTTACTTTTTTTTTATTTTCTTCTGTAACAGTTTTCTGTGCATGACTTGGATAAGCCTTAACTTGTGGCTTTCTGTTGTCAATGTGCTTAATAATAAATTTACTCATAATATTATAACATTATTTGCTATAAATATCTAATTATTTAAAAAAATATTGAAAAATCCTCTATTTTAGAGAGGTTTGACAAGGAAAGTTCACCATTTGTCTGGATTATCAGTTTATCCTTGTATTTATCCCAATCAATGAGGTATTCGTTATTAGGTTTATCAGAGTCTGAGTTCTCTTTTTCGATAAGTTTATTGAGAGCATTGATGGAGAATAGACAACCGTTCTTGACGTGCATTACTGTTGCATTGCTAAGATTTTTGATAAATCTTTCCTTATCATAAGTCTTGAAGGTAACTAGATATTCATACTTGTTTGTATCAATTGAATATACAAATACCTTATCTAAGTTTACCTTGAACCCATGTTTGAGAGTTTCCAAAAATGATAGAATCTTATTTTTCTTTACGAATGTTCCTATTATAATTCCATTTGCGCTCATTGTTTCATTTTTATTTAACTTGAAATGAAATACGGTACTGCGTATTTCTTATTACCCAAACGCTTTGTAAGTTTAAAAATAAATTTGTTATTATCTTCAAAAACGTTATTGTTTGGATTAGATTTAATCCTTCTCAGGATTTTTTCAGTTTTTATCCCGCAATATTCTAAAACAGATAACGATAAGCCAATAATGTTACCTTCATACGGAATATAAACCATACCACTACTAATATAAATACTTTTATTCTCTTTAGAAAACAAAATATTATATAATTTTTTAATATTATTATATTTTAATTTAAATATATTAATATAACTATAGTTAATATCTTTTAATATATTATTATATATAATATTATAGAAATTTTGCAAATCTTCCTCAAAATCTGAACGGCTCTCTGATTTACTGAATGTCCAATATATATTATCTCCAAGCTGTTTTTCCAATATTGAGGTATATCCATCGTAATTCTTTGCATTCTTCCAACCAACAACTAAGATGGGCTTAGTGGCATCTGTCAACGATATGTCATTGACTTGTTCCACAAACCCATCTATGTCTTTAAGCTTTCTATCCGTAACAATGTATCCTAAAGTTTTCATAACATTTTAATTTAATATTTGCAAATATATATAAAAAATGTTAAAAAAACAAAATTAACTTTTCTTTTTGTTATGGAATCTATAAATTGCGTATGGCTGTGATGACCCATATACATTCATATTATTTTGTATAAAGTCAGAACACCAACCTCTTGATGCTGTATATAAACAAGCATGGAATTTTCCACCACTCTTTGGTCCTAGTATTGCAACATCACCAGCTTGTAAAGAAATTGTTGGATTACCACGTGATGCAACTGTTCCTGAGTCAATTTGAACAAATCCATTTTTTTCAAGTATTCCTCCATATCTTAAGTTAGTTGCTGGACCACCAGCTGTAGGACTACCACCACAAGACATTCTATTTTTTAGTGGACCACCACCTGCTGCAATTGCATCCTCAACATAAGAAGCACATTTACTAATGCCACACTTAGTTTTGCCACCAACAGTTCTACATCCTTGGTTGTGCGAAACTATCCAAGCACAAGCTTTTCCAACATCCCATCCGTCAATAGAGCCAGCGTCATTAGGACTAATTTCACTTGGATTTGCATTATTTGTTCCACCATTAGAACTAAACAAGTTATTACAGTCTTCTGGTTTATATGAATCTAATGTTTTTACATCATTGACTTGTGGAACTTCTTTATTAAATTTATCAGCGCCAAGTTTTGCATATTTTTTACCCAAAGACTTGAGAAGGTTATGGTTAACGCTATCACCTGTTGTCGGTATTTCATTATTTGCATTGCTAGGTTTATCACCATATTTAACAGCCCAAACACGCTTTTTAGTTCCATCAACTTTTTCTGCAACTTTACAATATATTACATCTGGTGGTAAATCAGTTTCTAACCCTCCGTTTGGATAAACGTATCCTAATTCTTGAATATTATCGTAATATTCACTGTTTAGAATCATATCGAACACAACACCAAGTTTATCAGTTTTACCATCATTTTGTTTGATTTTTAGGTATCCATCAGAAGTAACGCCTAAATTCTTTAACTTAATACCGATTGAAGGTGTATATTGCGCTGACTTATCAACAGCTTCAAAAAATGCTGTGGAAATATCTTTTTTGTTATTTGGGTCAGCATTGGTTGGTTGTGAAGATGCCGCAGTATTAGAGCCATCATATGCTTTGAAATATTTTTCAGCATTATCTTCTCTTTGAGAAATTAAATCTTGATTTTTTTCATATTTCTCTCTAAAAATACTAGCACATTTTCTAGGGTCTTTTTCAGCTTTAAGCAATCCTTTTATTTTATTCAAATCATTGTGGTCGTTATTAGAAATTGAATCAATCACAAATTGTATTTGATAGTCTAACCCTTTATTTTCAGCCTTCATTTTAGATATAACATCATCAGCATTTGTTCCTTTATATTTTTTATTGTATTTTGAAGGATTATGACCGTAATTTTTATAGTCATTTGTAAGCATATCTTGTAGGCAATAATAATTGTCTTTCCATTGAACTAACCCAACAGCTAATGAACCCGATTTATTAACTGCGAATGGGTCGAACCTACTTTCAGATTTCATATTACCTACAACACCAGCAGCGCCAGCCTTGCCGAAATGTGGTTCTAACTTACGCATTATATAATTTGCTTTATCCTTCTCATCACCAACGAAATCCAAATTATTGTTTTCATATAAAGGATAAATCTTATATGGGCAGTCATTGCTTATGTCAGCTTTCAACTCCCTCTCTGATTCGTATGCTGAAATGCTGCTATCATCACCTAAGAAGTCTTCATCTGTGAAAATGTCTTCAACGAGCTTATTAGATACATTTGCCATACGGCAGCCAGTAAATGTGGTTGTCATATCTCCTGGTTTGATTGAATGCTTCACTTTCATAATCATATATGAACCTCTAAACATTGGAACGTTCAACAGCACGAAATACATCAATGGCTGTACCCATGCGCAACCCATCATTTCAACACTGCAATTGTATGATTGTGTTGAATATACATCGTACAAATCTTGCGCAGCTACGCCCTTTTCTTTAGTGGATGTTTGTTCTCTGATAATGAAGTGTTTAGCCATAATAGATTGCTGTGTCGCAATAGGACTTTTCATATCAACATTAACTGACTTAAAGTAACTTTGATATTGTTTACCATAAGACACGCCAAAAGCGGGTATTCTATATTGTCCTTTAACATCAGATTTCGTCCTAATTGCCTCTGGTGTTTCAAATTCATCGTTTAACATGAATCCATCATTATTATACTCATTGTTTGGTATATCTAGATTTTTAGATGGTTCGTATGGATAAACTACAACGAAACTAGGGTATTTATTAAGACTTGACCAGTCGATGCTATTATATGGAACTGTTGTAAACATTTCATCCATACTATGCTCTTTCTTCAAATCAGCAAAATTTTGAATTGACATAAGCATACACCTATTTGCTCCATATATATCTGCCATGAATCCAAGCATCATAGCATTAACGTCACGATAGTTAAGAAGTGCATCAATCTTCTCAGATATTATCTTAGGGTTTAACAACAACTTATGTCCTATCTCATTGTAATACGAATCAATAAAATAGAATTTATGTCCTTGTTCTTCACCAGATTCATCTATAAAAAATGATTTAAGCTGCCATTCTTCAAATGAAGACATAGGAAGCCATTTGTCATATACTTGCTTCATGTATCTATACAATTCAGCTTTCATGTCATCCGTTGTCTTCCTAGGTTCATCAGTTGTCTTTATAAGGTTTCCATTACTATCCTCTGTATAATTTATCTTGTAAATCTCTTCTAATCTACCAATAAATGCCTCTAAATAAGCTTTCGCTTTACTTTTATTCAATTTATAGTTAGATTCATTAAGATTCTCTTTTATCATACAATTTATAGAAATATTAACTATTGCAACTGGAGATAGCAATTCGCTTGTCATTTCCTTAACAAGTTCGTCTTTCTCTTTCAAAAGTATCCTAGATGTAGTTACGCCTTCTTTTGCAAAAACATAATGTTTATCATTTTCTTTTCCATTATGACTTATAAGTTTTGCTGCAAATTGAGAATGTGATTTACACCAATCAAGATAATACTTAATATAAGCTATTTTGGCTGGTTTACTTATTGTATTTATATATTGAAATAATGAGTTTGAATATTCTCCTATTGGTAAATAATTTTTAGCAACTATTTTGGTATTTTTACCATGTGAAGAATGTATTCCACCGCTAGCAAACAATATAGCCCCAATTTGTAGTGCAGCTAACCTAGGAATATATGATACTGTTTTCCTTTTTTTAAGGTAATCACCCAATGAATTAGTATTGAGTTTAATACCCATAATAAGCGTTGTTGTACGCCTATCGTTTAATGTAAGTGTATTTCCTCCACTTTCTCCTATCGCATTTACTGATGAGTCAACAAGCTTTAATGACGAATTTGAATCTAATTTATATCCTTTAGATTTATTACTAGAATCAACATACATATATGGAAATAGCTCTGTTATGGTATAATTGGTAAACGTTTTCTGTTTTGCCTCCGATGCAAACCCACTTATGTTGCTATTACTATATACATGGTCGCTAACTTTAATATTATTACCTTCAAATTCAAACGATGATATATTTTCAATATTAAGAGAATTACATATTGATGGCGCAGTGTTTTCTACTTTAATAAAACTATTGTAGATATTATCATCAAACGTACAAGCAGATTGAATCATATTGTAATAATCAGTATATCCACTATCGCTACTTGAATTTGCGCTATCTAATTGATTTTTAATTGAATCAAAATCGTTTAATATGACTAGATTACCTATACCGCATTTGTCATTCATGAGGGCACTATCTTTAATTTTAGTAGGAACGTTCCAAACTGACATAGTACCATCATAATTTGATATTTTTTT